ACCCCCGCCGGCAGCGGGCCGATCTGCTCCCACACAGGCTCGCCATGGCCGCCGAGGCCCGTCACAACGGCGAGAGCGCCGCTGGCGCGATGACGCATCACGATCATGGATGGCCCGCCGTCATGGTGCCCTGCCACCCGCTGACCGGGCCGCTGGCGCTGGCGCGGACGAAGATGCCGACCTCATAGGCCGCGCCGGCCGTCAGTCCGCCTTGGATCCGGCTGATGTTGACGCCACCCGAGTTGCTTTCGGGCTCGCCGGGGGCCAGCCATCCCCTGCGCGCGGCCGTGCCGACCTCCTGGACGCCAATGTCGACCCACGCACCGCCGCTGCCGGCCAGCCGATATGCGAGCTTCGCGATGGCGGTCCAACTCAACGTCTGCGGGAACGGTGCGTTACCACCCACAAAATAGCTCGCCCCCATATCAGCGCGGATCTGCCCGCCGGGGCTCGCTGACACGGTGACAGCCGCGTCCGGGCTCGGGGGGAATGTCGACTCATCGCCCGGAGATGGCACGGTGACCGACAGGTTGGTCGCTGTGGCCGGCGGGGCGGGATCGAGCACGACGGCCGCACCCACCCGCGCGCGCAGCACCGTGCCCTGATAGATGGCACGCACGACGATCAGCGATGACGTGCTGGCGAGCGCCGACACAGTCAGCAGCCCGCCGGCCGAGATGCTCGCGGCCGATCCGTCGGACGACACGCTCTCCACTGCCCAGGACGTCTGTCCCGTGACGTCGGCTCCCCCCGCGAAGCACGCAAACGCGATGGCACGCGGCAGCTGGCCCGGCTTGATCGTGCCCAGATAATCGGCGCTCAGCGTGATAGTGGTCGCCGCCGGGGTGATCGAGCGGCCGTCCTGACCGGCAGCACCAGGGGCACCCGATCGGCTGAACGAAACGCTGTCCAGCCGCTGCCCAGGCGCGCCGGCTGCTCGCACCCACAGCTGGTGCGCCCGATCCGCCGGGATCCCGGTTGCGATCGGTGTCCCAATGTCGGTCCCATTGATGTAGCCCCGCATCTCGGTGCCGACATGGGCGACCTCGAGCAGCAGCCCCGGCGCGGTCGCCACGCCGGTCGATACCGCGACGACGCCAGACCAGTGCCGCCAGATCGTCGTCCCGTTGCCCCAGAAAGCGGCGGGCGAGCGGATCAGCTCATAGACCGTCCCGCTGCCCGGGTCGCGCAGCCCGATGCCGAACGTCGCCAGCACCGGGCCGACGACGGCCGAGGCGCGCCCCTGCGCCGCAACCTCCACGCTGATCGCATTTCCGTCGCCCGCGCCGGTGTAGCTGAAGGTGCCGCCGTTTCGGGCAAGGCCGTCGAGCGTGACGTTGTAGGCATTGGCACCATCAAGGCCGTCAGCGCCATCAAGCGCGCGGGCGAGCGGCCATCTGTCCACGATCGACGTGCCGTTGAGCCATGCCTCGTAAACCAGCCCGCCACCCGCGCCATAGGCGTCCGACAGCCAGCCGAACCGCACATGACCGAGCACCACCTCATCATCGCTGGGCGCGCTGTCGACCCAGCCATTGGCTGCCATGTCGGCCGCTGTGTAAAACAGGCTGACCGGTGCACCGGTATCGGCGCGCAGCACGCGCCAGATCGTCTGGAGCGCGGTGTTCTGCCGCCGCGCGGTCAGCCGCGTTGTCTGCGGCTTTGCATCACCCGCGCCGTCATATCGGAATTCGGCATGCGTGCCGGACACGGTGATGAGCGGGGGACTGATGCCCGGCTGCCCCCGACGCACCCGGCTGAGGCTGTATTCGCGCTCGAACGAGAGGCCGTTCCAGACGGCGCGGAACCGCGCGGTGCCGGTGTCCAGGTCGGCGGCCCGCGCGCGATAATCGCCCGCCGCGTCAATGACAGCATCAAGGCCGGCATCGGCAACAACGCTGAAGGTGGGAGCTGGTGATACGGGGACGCCACCCAGCTGCACCTGGAACCGCCCACCCAGCGCCGGCAGATCGCCAAGATTGACCTCGCCGTTGGTGCCGGCAGAGACTGTGGCCGCCGGCCGGGTCAGCTGGGCGGTGATCGCCTCAGCACCCTCGGTGAGCACCAGTGCAATCTCGCCGTCGGAATGCGGGCGCTCATTGCGCCGATAGCCCACGCGGCGGGTGCGGCTGGGCAGCATTTGCCTGTCGCGAGTGACATCCACCGACCGCACCGCCTCGCTGGGTGCGGCAAGGGTGATGGGAGATATCCGCACTGCGCCGGTGGCGTCGAGGGTCCAGAGCATGGACACGCCCAGCAGCAGCCGATCAATCACCTGGGCGGCGGTTTCTGTCTCGCTGCCCACGTGCACACCAACCGCATATGGCCGGGCAAGATCAGCTGCATCGCGGACCGCCGCAGACATCGCCGGCCCGCCGACCGCCTGCAGCACCCGCTCGGCGATGGCCGCAGGACGCTCGACATAGCCGCCACCCACCTCGCCGAGCAGATCCGCGGTCACCGGGCCAACCGGCACGGTAAACCATTTGGCACACGCGATTGATGGCGCGACGAGAGCACCGCCTGCCGGCGCGGAGCCCGCCTGCAGCGCGGCGAAGGTGGCTGCGGCGGACCCCTGCCAGGGGAGGACTGCACGGGCGCCGTCGCGGCCCTTGTCGCGGACAACGGTGATATCCTGCAGCGGGCGCGCCGGATCGCCGAACTCATAAATCGAGTTGGCCTTGTCGAGCAGGCGGCCCTCGACATTGAATACTCGCCCCCAGCTGCGCCGCTTCGGCCGACCCGCCGCCTCGGCGATGCCCTCCAGCCCGCCGGACCCGGCAAAGCGCGCGGTGACCAACGGCCGGTCAATGCCGGATGAGAGATCGGCAGCCTCGATGATCAGCCTGGGGCCTGCGACGCGCGCCGATGCGCATGTGCCTGTCAGGTAGCGGACGAACGGTCCGGCGTCAGGGACGCGCGCCGATGCGCATGTGCCTGTCAGGTAGCGGACGAACGGTCCGGCGTCAGGCCCGACGCTGATCACGAGATCTGCGCCGCGCCAGAACAGCCGGCCCAACGCGTCGAGCAGCTGCCTGTCGGCGGGCGCAAAGATAATTGACCCGCTGGTCGGTATCGAGCCGCCGGTCCAGCCGCGATCATCCCACTGAATGGACGCGGCCAGCACCGGCACCGAAAGAATGCCGGCGCGGTAGTGACGGCCGTTGTGATGGAGCGGCGCGCGTCCGCCGCCGCCAAGAAAAACAGGCGTCAGCGCGCCTGTGGCCGGATCGCGCGGCGCGGCATCGACCAGCGTCCGGACCGTCACAGCTGCACCTGTCGTCCGGTCGAGCGTTCGAACCCGCCAGAGACCAGGCCTGGCAGCACCGCCAGCTGGTCAACCATCTGCCCCAGCTGGCCGCTGATCTCGATCAGCAGTTCGTTGCCCTCGTTGGCAAGGCCGTTGGCGCGATCGAGCTTGTCATTGGCGGCGCGTGCGAGATCGGCTTGTTCGCGGACGCGGCGGTTCTCGGCATCGATGATCCGCTGGGCCGACGCACGGCTGGACGACAGGTCGGCGGCGAACTCGCCCCCGGCAGTGCCGAACGCCTCACGACTGACCTCGATCAGCCTGCGGCGGAGCTCGGCCACCTGCTGGGCAGCACCGTCCCGGCCAGCCGCTGCATCGGCTTCCGCCGTCGCAATGTCGGCGAGGAGCCTTGTGCGGCGATCGGCCAGCGTGCCCTCGGCCAGATCGCCCGAGGTGAGATCGCGCAGCAGCGTCTGCAGCGAGCCGACACGGTCAGCCAGGACGCGCTCCAGCGCGTCTTGCCGGTCCTTCGCGTTTCGCTCCTCGAGCTTGACTAGATCAAAGCCGTATTTGGCGGCAATGCGGTTGCGCTCCGCGATCTGACGCTCGAGATCGCGGAACGTCCGGTTGACCGCAGCATCAATGCCGCCCAGCAGCACCTCGATCTCATCGACCTTCAGGGCTTCGCGCACCGCTTTGTCCAGGTCGCTGGAGGACTGCAATGCCTTTGCAACGGCGGGCGAAATGCCGGTGATGACGCCGTCCTTGATCGCATCGGCGGTTGCAAACGCGATCGCACCAGCCTGATCCTCGCCGAAGTCGACAGCCCCGCGCCGTGTCTTGGTGATGCCACGGCCCGTCGGATCGACGCGGAAAGAATTGTCGCGCACGCCGATAGACACGCTCGGCGTGCCAGTGATCGAGCCGCCAAACTGCTCAGCGATCCGCTGCAGCGAGCCGATTACGCTGTCGGCAGCTGCCGAGGAGGCGACACGCCGCTGCTGGCTGTTGCCCGTAACGGACGACACCTCCAGCCCATCTGCGCCAAGGCCGATGGTCGCCGAGGCCCGGCGGGTGGGCTTGAGCGCGCCGCCCAGCGCCGACCCGAGGATCGAGCCAATGATTTCGCCGCCGGGGATCGGCAGAAACGCGCCGACCGCGCCCCCAAGCTGGGCACCGGTGTTCGATCCCTTGATCCCCAGCGCCGAAGTGATCGGCTTGCCGATCTGACTGCCGATCGTCGCGCCGCCGAACGCCTTGCCGAGCGTCTTGCCCAACGCTCCCGAGAACAGGCCCGTCTCACCGAAAATCGACTTGATGTCGCGGGTGAAGCCGCCGAGCGTTTCGTCGACCCCCGCACCGAACCCGCCTTTATCGAAGACTTTGGCTGTCGATCGCGCGAACTCCTCGCCGAGTGCGTCGATCGTGTCGTTCTGATTACGAGGGGCGCGGCCAGCTGCCGGCGCGCCACCGTTGATCAGCTGGAGCAAGCCGCCCGCGCGGCCGCCCACGCTCGTGAAGCTGCCGGTGTTTTGCCCCTGGAGGAGGCCGAGCAAGGCCGACACCGAACGCCCCAGGCGCCCGCCGAAAACCTGCGAGATCGCCTGAGCGGCATCGATGCCGGCGTCGCGAAAAGCCTCGCCGCCAGCCCGACCGGCTTGCTCCATGCGGGCCGTGACGCCCTCAGCAAGATCGACCAGAGGCTTTTCGGCACCATCAACAATGGCCCGGCCTGCATCACCCAGTCGATCGCGCAGATCTTGGGCACGGGCTTCGTTCACCTGTTCGGCGTTGCGAACACCAGCCTCGAGCCGGAAACGCGAAGCGTCGTCCCTGTTGATTGAGCCTGCGGCGCTAAGCCGGGCGATTTCCGCCAGAGTTTCCGAGTATTCCCTGTTGGCCGCCGCGACGCGGTCGAACCGGCGCTCGAGGCCGACCAGTGACGTTTCGAGTTCGCGCTGGGCCTGCGCCGCCTGCCGGGTCGCAGTCGTTGTGATGCGGCGCGCCTGAGCAGCCCGGGTCTCATCCGCCTCTGCGGCATTAACCTCTCGCCGCGCCTCGAGGAGATTGGCCCTATACTCATCGGCGGCTGCGCCGCCGGCCTTGGCCGCATCACGCCCCCGGAGCTCCACGATGCGCAGCTGCTCACGCGCCCGCGAGACACGATCGGTGGATGCTGCGAGCGCGGCCTCGGCCTCGATCAACGAAACATTGACCGGCTCCTGTTCGCGCCGCGCCTCCACGAGCCGCTTCTGGGCCGCCGTTGCCGAACCTGCCGCCACGGCGATTTGCGCGATCTCGAGCCGCGTGCCTTCGGCCGCGCGCGCACTCTCGATGGTCGAGGCCGCCAGCTGCCGGATGCGCGTCGCCAGCCCCTGGACCTTGGGGTCGCCCGCCGCGATACGATCCACCTGCCGGCTCAGCTGCTCGGCGTTGATCGCTCCCTGACTGTAGGCGGCCGCCAGCTTGGCGACCTCTCGCGCGCTCGCAGACGCCTGACCGGGGATGGCGATCCCAAAGCCGCGTTCGCCGCCGGCCGTGCGCTGCTGGCCAGCCTCAAGGCCGGCCGCGATCAGCGCGCTCCGGCGTTGAGAAAAATCGGCCCGTTGACGTGCAAAGGTTGCGGCCCGCTGATCTGCCAATGCAAGCGCCTGCACGACCGAGATCTGGCGGCGCAGCTGGCCAGTCGTCTGGTCGACGATCGACGCAAGTGCGATCTGCTCACGCTGTAGCGATTTGGCAGCGTCGGCGGTCTTGAAAAGTGTTGTCGCCAGCAGGCCCGCAACGCTCACAGACCCCAGCAGGGCTGCCCCTAACGGACCCGACAAAAAGGTGGCGACTGAGCCGACCACGCCACCCAGGCCGGTCAGGGCGCCCGCGACTTGCCCACCCTGCTGCGCCAGGATCGCAAACACGCTGGTGCCGGTGGAAAGCTGTGCAAAAACGTCCTGCACCTGCAGGCCCAACTGAGCGTAGGCAGCGCGCTGCTGCCCCGCCGTTGCGACCGCCGCCTTGCCCGCATCACCCACTCGTCCCTGGGCGGCGGCCAGCCCGGTCGCGGCAGCGGCCGCAGCGCGGCTGGCGCCTGCCATGCTGTCTGCGGCGGCCCCGGCTTGGCCGATCGCGCTGGCGGCGCGGCCAGTCTGATCGCGCAGCGTTGCCGCAGCGTTCGCCGCCTGCTGCTCGGCCTTGGCCAGCCCTTCAATCTGCGCTTCGGTCGCACGGATCTGCCCGACCAGCCCGCCATCCTGCGCGGTGAGCCGGACCGAGACGACGAGATCGGTCATGGCCGCGCCGCCCAGGCAGACAGCGCGGCGCCCTCCATGATGCGCAGATCGGCAAACAGAGCGGGGTTAAGATCAAGGCCGAGCGCTGCGGCGGCGGCCGGCACAGCCTCATACCGCAAGCCCAAACGCATGCCGGTCATCGGATGGACCTGCCACTGCGTATCCAGGGCGATGAAAAGCGCCACAGCATCGACCTCCTCGGGTCCGACCTCCACCTGCGCCTGCGCCGACCGGTCACGGATCCATGCGGGCAGATCGCTCGCCCGGGTCAGGGCGTCCTGATCGGCCTGGGCGCCGCCGCCGTGCCCGGTCGCCCAGGCGCGCGCGGCGGCCGTCAGTTTCCCCGGCGCGTTTCCTCGCGCGCGGCCACGCACGCATCGAAGGCCCGCAGGATCGCGCCGAAAACGCCATTGACCTTGAGCAGGCGCTGCAGATTTTCGGCGCTGAACGGCAGCGGCTCGCCATTCGCAGCGCCGACACCACGCCAATCGATCACGATCCGGCCAAGATAGCCGGCCCAGATTTCGGTGGCGGTCGCAGGTTCGGCGTCACCGGACAGCATGGCTGCGCCCAGCGCCGCGACCCGCTGGTCGACCCGCGCGCCCTCGACCTGCAGATCAATGATCTGATCGGCATCGAGCAGGCGATAGCGAAGCTCGATGCGGTTCTCGACGATCTTGCCATCCTCGCTGACGCCGGGCCACACCACGGGCCACCAGGCCGACTGATCAGGGACGAGCCGGAACATTACTTGGCCCTCCAGATGATATCGTCCTGACCGGACCGGACGTTCGCGCCGTAGGAGATGGTATACATCAGGTCGTCACCATCCTCCTGCTCCTCGATCCCGAGGATCTGGACGAACCCCATTGTGAGCTCGACGATGTTGCCGGCAGCGGTGCCGTGGATGAGCTCGCACGAAATCTCCGCCCCGGCGCGCAGGGTGGCGAAGTAGTTGCGCTCCGCGACCGACGGGGCCTTGATGACCATCTGGCCGGTGAGCGCATGGTTGCCACGCTGCACATAGTTCTCGCCGACGAGGTTCCGGATCGCCGGCTGCGCGCCGATTTCGCCGGTCAGGCTCTGCAGCTTGGCCGCATAGCCATCGAGGACAAAGTCGGTGTTGGCGGTGTTCACTTCGAGCGGGCTGCGCCAACGCGAGAAATCGGGCGCGGCGGGCGCGGCCTCCACGACCGGCTGGCCGATCGGCAGCATGCCCACGAACGACAGCGACAGGAAGGGATACGCCCCCGCCGTGAAGTCAAAGCCATAGGTGCCGCGCACGCCCAGAGAGATTGCCTGCTGGTTGCCGCGCCAGTGATAGCAGGTTGCCGACGAGAGCGTCGCGCCGGCTGCGGCAAACCGCTGGGTCGCACTCTGCCCCGCCACCAGCGTGGGCGGCGCCATGCCGCACGCCTCAAGGTGCTCCATCCAGGCCGGCGCCGTGCCAGCCGCGCCCGACCCGGCGATCTCGAGTTCGTAGGAAAATGCCGATCGCGCGTTCGTGCTGCCGGTCGGCGACCGGCCACGCGACGGCACGTCCAGGTTGCGCTCGAGCGTGTCGGTTTGGACCGGCGTGCGCTGGAAATTGCGCGTCAGCGCGGCGTTGGCCGCCGCTGTCGGCGCAGCGTCGGTTCCGTAAACGGCCTCCTTCTTGAAGAGGATCGTCTTGACGACATCAACCATGGTTCAGTCCTCCTTCACGGCGGCGGGATCGGCTTCACCAAGGGCCGGGTCGGAGCGACCCGCGAGCGCCCGAAGCCGGGCCGGACCGGACAGCGGCAGGCCATGACCGTCGAGCAGATAGCCGGCGGCGTTCGCAGGCCTCGGCTGTGTCGGCTCATCCTCAATCCGTGGCGCGCGGCGCGTCATCGAAATCTCCTCAGGTTCGGCGAAGTCTCCAGGCCGTCCTAAACTGCACCCCCCAGACCAGACTGCTTCCGTCGACGGACAGCAGGCGCGCGCCAGCGAACTCGACCGGGCGGCTGGCGTCGGGATGCGTCCAACCTGCCAGGGCATCGATCGCCTGCTGCTCGGCCGTGTGGATGTCCTCGGCCACCCGCTCGGGCTGACGCGCCTGGGCAGGCAGCACGATGGCGACCAGCAGCTGCTCGGTGACCTGCTGATCGATGGCCGTCTGTCCGGCGAGCGCATTGGGTGCGGCTGCCGATCTCTCCGGGATCACGTAGAAGCTCTGGCCCGAGGGTGCCGTGCGCAGGCCCGCAAACTCCATCGCGCCCCACGCGCGCAGCCCCTGGTCTCGCAACCGGTCGACGAAAGGCTGGAGCCTCACGACGGCGTCCCCCTGAATACCTCAGCGAGGTGATCGGTGATCACGTCGAGCGCGAACGCACGGTTTTCGTCAGAAAAGCCCAGGAATGGCCGGGCCGGAATGACCGCACGCGCCACCACCCGACCGGCGAAGCTGAGTGCCTTGGCGGTCCTGGGGGTGATGGTTGCGCCAAACTGGTGCACCGCCGCATAGACGGCCGGGCCGCCTGATGCCTCGACCCCGGCCGCCGCATAGTCGCGACCCCAATCCGGCTCGATCGATTGGCGCAGGAAGCCGGTAAGATTGAGCGTCTTGGCCCCCGGCTCCTCGAGCGTGCGGCGCGACGGCTTCCAGGGCATGCCTGTGGGATCGCGCTCCTGGTCAAATCGTTCGACGGTCGTGGCCGCCAGATGGACCGCGATCTCCTGCATCGGCCCGGTCAGGTCCGCACTTGCCTCCGCCGCGCGGGACAAAGCGCGCCGCAGATCGCCACCGACCTCGATCTGCACGGCGATGCCGGTCACAGCCGATAATCCTGCAGGCCATCGGGATACGCCCGCTCACCGGCATCGAACAACACAGGGTCGGCGGCGATGGCAGCGGGGGAAAGAGGGACCGCAGACGGCAAAGTCAGCCGGCCGTCACGGATCTGCTCCAGCATCCGCATGCTGGCGCGCGCCGCTTCTGCCACGCCATCCGGAGCGCCGCCTGGATAGAGGCTGGCCCGTGCCAGATCAGCAATGGCCTTCTTCACCGGCAGCGGCACCTCGGCCAGCGGCAGAGCATAACGCCCGGCCAGATGCGCCTCGACAATCGCCTGCGCATCGACCAGCTGAGCCACCAGCAAGGCGCGATCAATCCGCCCGCTGCCGTCCGCATCCGTCATCCGCACGGTCTCCGGCAGGCCGAAACGGCGGACAAACTCGTCGATCGACAGATAAGGCGCGCCGCCATCCGGCATCGTCCAGGCAGCATCGATGACGACGATCTCCGCCTCGATTTCGCGGACTTCGCCAGCGTCGAGCCCGGCCTGCACCGTGACGAGATAGCGCTCGCCATCCGTGCCGCCGGTCAGCATGACCGTCACCAAGCCACCGACCAGCCCTGCCTCTGCCTGCAGCGCCGCTGCGCCCGCCACAAGGCCACGCGCAACGCTGGTCGTGGCCAGTATCTGTGCGACGGGCGCATCGAAAGACAGAGGCAACCGGATGGTCTCCGCCGGCTGCTTGATGACGGTCTGGATCACGCCGCGCCCCGGGCGGTGACGCGGCCCGCGCCAATCTTGGCGACAAGCTCTGCCTTGGTGTCGTTGTTATCGAACTTCACACCTTCGTCCGCCGCGATCTTGCGGAGATCGGCCAGCCGCATCTCGATCGACACCGGGGCGGGCTGAGGCGCAGTGGGAGCCGTGGCCGGGGCCGGACTGGCGGTGTCGCCACCGGTCTGCACGCGGCGGAGCTCACCCTCAAGCCGGATGATCTCATCCAGCCGGGACTCCGCAAGGTCTTTCCAGCCCTTGAGCTCATCGGCCGCGTTGACGGCCGCAGCGGCAAACGGCGCCGCCGCCGTGATTGCGGCGGCCTCGTCATCGAAATGGCCCAGCCTCTGGATGACGCCCACCTCGTCAACCACAAGCGCGAGCACTGCACCCGCGCGATCGGCGGCGACGGTGCCGTCGATGACTGCGAGGATCTTGAGGGCGCCAAGGCGTTCGAGCTCGCCTGCCTCATCCGCAGCCATTACGGCGGTGCCGGTGGGAGGCAGCACCTTGCCATCGATGCGGAGCGGGGTGATCGCTTCGACCCTCACCCAATCGGCCAACAATTCCGTCATCACAAACCTCGTTCGCTTGCGACGTGCGGCGACCATGAGGCCGCCGCCGCCGAGGGTCAGATCGCGCCCTGGATCAAAAAGCCGGCGTCGGCGCCGACCAGTTCGGGCGAGAACTCGTCGAAGCAATCGTTGAGCCAGCTGCGGGTGTCGCCGTCCCAGCGCACCGGGGCGACAAACGGGTGGTTGCGCAGCTGATAGGTGTAGCCGTAGCTGGGCAGCCCCATCTGGCGCTGCGCCCCGGCCGGCGGAACCCAGGCGAGGATCACGTCATTGCCCCAGATGTCGACCGAGGAGCCGTCGGCAAGATCATAGATCGCATCGCCGGCCACCATGGTATCGACCTCGAAATAGCGACGCAGCTGATCCATGGTGACCGAGTCCTGCGCCGTGTATTTGTAGTTCTCGAGGATCTGCGGATGGACCTGCAGCTTGCTCGCGACCGCCCCGCCCACCAGCATCGTGTTCGGACGACGGCCGATCCGGCGGCGGATCGTCTCCTTGGCGTCGAACACCAGAGTTTTCGGCCGCGACGCCGGATCGCTCCACTTGTCCGCCCCGGCCAGCGCCGTCTTGTTGCTCGCAGCATAAGCGGCGGCGTTGCGCGCGGTCTCGGCCTGCGAGATTTCCTTGTCCAGCGCCACAGTCGCCAGCACCAGGTCGACGCTCATCTGCTGGAGATCGAGGCCGGGCACCTCCTGCGCTTCCTCCATGTGCTCGACCGGCGTCTTGGCCGCGATCGCGCGCTGGATCAGCGACACGGGCTTGCCCTCATAGCCGAACTGGATCTGGGCGATCCGCGCGCCAGGCGCACGCTGGATCTGACGGCGGCGGAACGACGAACGGTCGAACTCGATCCGCTTGGCGGCGCGGGTGGGCATGGTCACGCTCGGAAACAGCACGCCGCCGACATATTCGGCGTTCGAATAGCCACGGGCGTGTTCGGTGAGGACCGGATCGACAACGCGGGCCTGATCGGGGGACATCATGGGTCTGAGCCTTTCTTGGAGGGTTGTGGCGGGCTCTCACCGCCTGCGGCACGCGCCTCTGGGCCGCGCCCGGGTCAGTTCTTGATCAGCAGGATTTCGATCATCTGGCCGGCCGCCGAGGCCGCCTGCACGGCGCGCCCGTTGCTGACACCGGCGGCCCGCAAGATCGCGCGCCCCTGTGCGTCCGACTGGACCTCGTCACCGACGCCGACCGCGCCGCCGGCTTCGACGACAGTCGTTCCGAGGACGACGAGATTGCAAAGCTTGCCCTGCGCCGCCTCGTAATCCGAAACACCGAGCGCGCGCTGGCCATCCTGGGCCTGGGCGCGCTGATAGGTCACGAAGCGCTTGCGGGCGATCGCACCGGCCGCCACGACGGGAAATTCAAGCACGGGTCTCTGCTGCATAAACCGATCCTTTTGCTGTGATTTTTCGTGATCAGGCGGCCGCCATCCGGACAGCATCCATGAAAGCCATGCCCGGGTTGGCCGCCTGGATTTCCTTGGCGCGGCGGTGGACAGCCGCGCTGGCCGGGTCGACCGAGTAGCCCGGCGGCGCGGCGAAGCTGACGGCGGCGGTGCTGGCCTTGTCCGATCCGGCGACCTCGCCCAACGACACCAGCGGCTGGGCCGTGCCGAGCAGGCGCTTGAGCGCCGCTGCCGGCGCAAGCTCGCCCAGCTGCTCCCCGAACGAGACGGGCTGCACAGCCTCGAGGCTGTCGAGCACGCCGACCAGCAGATCCTTGCCGGCCGGTGCCAGCTTCGCGGCAGCGATCAGCCCCTCGGCAAACGACACATTCGCAGCGTGCAGCGCCTGCCGCGCCGCCTTCTCGGCCTCGGCCTCGCGCGCCGCCAGGGCGGCCTCCCGCGCCTCGATCTCCCTCTCGCGTTCGGCGAGATTGACGGTCTTGTCGGTCACATTGGTCTCCTCGTTTTCGAAGGTCGCGAGCGGCGCCTGATCGACCGCCTCCCGAAAGTTGACGGTGCCCAGACCCTTCACGGCGGGGGCAGCGGCCCCGAGAAAACCGATATGCTTCAGATACCAGTCGCCGGGCTTGGGGTTGGCGGGATGGTCGGGCGGATAGAAGCTCGACGAGATCTTGGCGTAGCGGCCACCCCTGACCGCTTCGGCGAACGCCGGCTCGATCCTGTCGGCATCAGCGACCAGGCGATCGCCGTCCATGCGCAGCGCCTTTGCCCAGCCATAGGCCGGCGCATCCAGCGCCGGATGGCCGACGACGAGCGGCGCCGGATCGCTGTCCGGATCGTAGGCCGCAGCGACGCGGGCCAGATCCTCGGCGCTGAAGCTGACGGCCTTGCCCTCCACGGAGGTGAAGGTGCCGGGGCGCATGATGGTGATGGGGCGGTCCATGGCCCGGTAATGCGGGCCGCGCGGGCAAAACTCTGCTTCCGCCAGCGCAAAAGGTCGGCGGCGCAGCGCGGACCTAGGCCGGGGGTAAGCCACCCTCGCCGTTTCGCCAAGCCGGTTTATGCAGATTGCAACCGCGATGCATCTTCGCTGCGGCAACGAACGAGGGAGGCCGAGGGCGGTGGCACGCCCTGAGCCGCGGGAGATAGCCCGCACATCACGCGGCCCGGGCCGCGATCCGTTCCCTCGGCGGGCACCCCGCGAGGGTCATAGAGCAGTTGAAACCAATGGAGTCGAGTCCGAACACCCCTGTGCGCCCTGTGCGCCCGATCGCCCCCTATATCGGCGGCAAACGCAATCTCGCGCGACGCATCGTCAAGCTGATCGAGACGATCGAGCACAGCGCCTATTTTGAGCCGTTCGTCGGCATGGGCGGCATATTTCTGCGCCGCACGTCGCGGCCCAAGACGGAGGCCATCAACGACATCTCGGGCGACGTCGCCACGCTGTTTCGCGTGCTGCAGGAGCATTACGCCTATTTCATCGACATGCTCCGCTGGCGGCTGACGAGCAGGGCTGAGTTTGATCGGCTGCTGTCACTGCCCGGCGACCGGCTGACCGATCTGCAGCGCGCCGCCCGGTTTCTGTATGTTCAGCGGCTGGCCTTTGGCGGCAAGGTCTCCGGACGCCATTTCGGCGTGCAGGCACAGGGTCCGGCGCGGTTCGACATCACGCGCCTGGAGCCGATGCTCGGCGACATCCACGAGCGCCTTTCCGGCGTCGTGATTGAGCAGCTGCCCTATGCTGCATTCATCGCCCGCTATGACCATCCCGGTGCCTTGTTCTACCTCGATCCCCCTATTGGGGCTGCGAGAATGACTATGGGCCGGCAGTGTTCACGCGACACGACTTCGAGCGGCTGGCCGACCAGCTGGGCAAGCTGCAGGGTCGCTTCGTGCTGTCCATCAACGACACTGCCGAGATCCGGGCGATCTTCGCGGATTTCGACATGCAGCCGGTCGACCTGACCTACCAGATCAGTGGCAAGCCGACCCCGGCCCGCGAACTGATCATTCAACGTCGATGACAACCCGGCGGGCGGCGG